GAGCCGATAAAAATAGAATACAAGGTAAAATTCAGATTCACGAATATTTAAAGATACAACCAAATGGTAGACCAAGGTTACAGATATTTAATACCTGTCCTAACTTAATTAAAGAATTACAAAGTATACCATTAGATACTAGGAATCCTGAAGATGTAGACACACACGCTGCGGATCATGCGTATGATGCGTTGCGTTATCTTATTATGAGTAGACCAAGGATTAATAATCCTCTCGAAAATCTTAGGAGGCATCATAGAGAATCTATTTATAAACCTGTAGATGAAACATTTGGATACTAAGTATGGCAGAAGAAAATAATATAGAAGAAGGAGGGGTTCAACAACCTCAAGGGCTATTAGATGCAAATGCTTTGTATACAGAAATAGAGGGCGAACAAGGATTAGAATTAAACTTAGGTAAAGATCAAAAATTAAATTTAGCAGGATTAATCCAAAGCAGATTTCAAACAGCAGAAGATTCTAGAAAACTACACGAGACTAGATGGCTAACTGCTTACCAAAACTATAGAGGACTCTACGGAAAGAATATAAGATTTAGAGAGTCTGAGAAGTCTAGAGTATTTGTTAAAGTAACTAAGACTAAAGTACTAGCAGCCTTTGGACAACTCATTGATGTAATCTTTGGAACAGGGAAGTTCCCTATTGGAATTACAGAAACTAAAATGCCTGAAGGTGAAGTATCTAATGCTCATCTAGATTCACAAAATCCAGTTCCCGGAATTGAAACTACTCCGGCAGAACTAACAGAACCAACAGAACAACCAGAAAAAGATAATCCATATGATGTGGGTTATGAAGGAGATGGTAAAACTTTAAAGCCCGGAGCAACTTATGGTAATGGTAAGTTTGAAGAAAGGTTTATTGAAGAGATGGCTAAACTTGAAGGGAATTATGTAGAAGGTACTAGTCCTCTTCCAATGGATTTAGAAATTAGTCCTGCTCAAAAAGCTGCAAGACGAATGGAAAAATTAATCCATGATCAAATAGAAGAATCTAATGGTGCTTCTGAATTAAGAAGTGCTTTGTTTGAAGCTTCAATGATGGGCACAGGTATTATTAAAGGACCATTTAATTTTAATAAGACATTAAATAAATGGGATGAAGATGAAGAAGGTAATAGAACTTATAATCCTTTAGAAGTTAGAGTACCTAGAATAGAATTTGTTAGTCTTTGGGATTTCTTTCCTGATCCAAACGCTACATCTATGGAAGAGTGTGAATACGTAGTACATAGGCATAGACTTAATAGAAGTCAATTTAGAGCATTAAGTAAAATGCCTTATTTCGATAAGGATGCTATTAGAGAATGCTTAATGATGGGTGGTAACTATGAGAAGCGTGGTTACGAAGATCAAATAAGAGACGAAGAACAAGACGAGCACTCTCCTACACAATATGAAGTATTAGAGTATTGGGGAGTAATGGATGCAGAATATCTACGTGAAATGGGGGTTGATTTAGATGAAGATATAGATGATCTAGATGAACTACAAGTAAATGCATGGGTTGGTAATGGTAAAGTACTTAGAGTAGTAGTTAATCCATTTACACCACATAGAATACCTTATCATGCGTTTCCTTATGAAAAGAATCCATACAGTTTTTTTGGAGTTGGTATAGCTGAGAATATGCATGACTCCCAACAAATTATGAATGGTCATGCTAGAATGGCTATTGATAATTTAGCTTTATCAGGTTCATTAGTATTTGATGTTGATGAATCAGCATTAGTAGGTGGACAAAGTTTTGAAGTATATCCGGGAAAAATATTTAGAAGACAAGCAGGAATGCCCGGACAAGCTATACATGGTGTAAAGTTTCCAAACACATCAACTGAAAATATGATGATGTTTGACAAGTTTAGACAGCTTGCAGATGAGCAGACAGGAATACCTAGTTACTCTCATGGTCAAACAGGAGTACAAAGTATGACTAGAACTGCTTCAGGAATGTCTATGTTATTAGGTGCAGCAAGTCTTAATATTAAAACAGTTGTTAAGAACTTGGATGATTTTTTGCTTAAACCTTTAGGAGAAGCATATTTTCAATGGAATATGCAATTCTTAGAAGATAAGCTAGGAGTCGTAGGTGATTTAGAAATTAATGCAACAGGAACTAATAGTCTAATGCAAAAAGAAGTAAGATCGCAAAGATTGACTACTTTTTTACAAACTGTACAGAATCCGGCTATTGCTCCTTTTGTTAAGATGTCTAAATTAATAAGTGAACTTGCCTACAGTCTTGACCTTGATCCTGATGAAATACTCAACGATCCTGAAGAGGCTGCAATAATGGCACAAATCATAGGAATGCAAAATAATGTTGGACAAGAAACAGGCGAAGAACCTAGTGCCCCTCGTGAAGGGGAAGGAATGGGAGGTCTTGGTGGACCACCTGAATCACCTCAAGACGTTGGAATTACAGGTACTGGCGGTGGCAACATCGGAACTGGAAATGTACCGATGCCAAGGGAGGATCAATTCTCTGGAACGCCTAGAGCGATTGAAGGCTGAAGTAGAGGAATCAATTAAAAGAAAAGAGGAATAAATAAAATGTCAAAAGGAATAAATAGAGATAGACAACAAATGACAGAATGGGAAAAACAATATGAAGAAAGCATTCCTGTATTTGTAGATAAAATGACTAAATTAAGTATGGAAGAAGTTAAACTACCTAGAGATAGAGATAGATTTATTCAAGAAGAAATACGAGATAAAGCGTGGATTTCAAAAAGAGAAGGGTTTCCTGAATATGATAAAAAGTTTTTTAATAGTGCTATAAAAGAAAGAAGAAAAGAAATTGTTGAAGAACAAAGAGAAGAAGTTTTAAACAAAAATCCACTATTAGAAAAAAGACAAATAAGAAAAGAAGGAGGTTTATTAGATACTGATAGTAAACGAATGCAATACTCTACAGGTACTCCTTCTCAAAAAAATTATACTCCTAAAGAAGCGTGGACCGATTTTTCAGGAAAAGTTGTTGAAGGATATGCTGCTCCATATACTATGCCCACTAGTCTTCTTGCAGGTGTTACAAAAGATGTTCAGGGTGTAAATAAAATAACAGGAGCTTTAGCTGATGGTGTAGGAGCATTATCAGATAGTGTTAAAGCTGTATTTAATCCTGACAGTTGGCAAATAGATCGTAGTAAACCAAAGACACGAGGTATGCTACCTAGTTTTACTCAAGACAGACAAGATATAGTCGATGAAAATATAAAAGACATAGAAGAAGAATCTTCTAGAAAAGAAATGAATGAGGGGGGAGAAACAGAAAGAGAAAAATATTTTCTTGGAAAATTGGCTAGGATTATAGCTAATAAAAAAAGAGATAGAAAACCGGGTGGTATTAGAGGTTTGTTTGCTAATAGAGAAGAAGAAGAAAAAGAAAAAGAAAAGGAGTCTGCTTTAGAATATACTCCTGTTGGAGAATCTTATCCTAATAGAGTTAATATTGAAAGACCTATGTTTGTTGATGGCGGAGATGTAGATAACCAAATGTCTATGCTTATGGAAAGACCCGAAATAGAAGCACCGCTTCCTAATGAAGAAACACCAATGCTTTCCGATGAAGAAATACCAATGCTTCCTGACGAAGAAATGGAAGAAGACTATGTAGAATATGTTTTTGATTCTACATTAGACCCACAAGATAAAGAATATTTAGAAAACGCTCTCGAAGAAGATGCTAAGTTAAGTGAGATAATTGACCGAGTAGTTGAGAGTGCAACAGAATTTTCAGGTTCTGGTCCTATTGAAGGACCGGGATCAGGAAAATCAGATTCGATACCTGCAAGGTTATCGGATGGTGAATTTGTCGTAACTGCTAAAGCAACTGAAGAAATTGGAGCAGACAATTTAATGTCTATGATGAAAGACGCAGAAGCAGCAGCAGATGAAAGGCAAAGTGCCGCTTATGGTGGCTATATGACTGAAAAGGAAGATGAAACAGCTCCTATTCAAACGTCTGGTTTAAGAGAAGCTAGAAGGAATGTTCCTCAAGTTGCTCAAACTAAAAGACAAGTAGAAGAAGAAATGTTAAAATCAAGTCCTCGTAGGTTTTATCAACCCATAAGTGGCTAATAAAAGAGATAGAGCTACTTACCTAGGTGTAACCCTCTATCAAGTTAATAACCTTTAGCTACCTTGTAAGTTCAAACCCCTATTAAGAAGACGTTCTTAGAATAGGCTACTTTGAAGATAGCACAAGCCCTATAAGGAGAATAAAATGGCAAACGTAAATACACAGGAGAATACTGTAGATGAACCAAAAACAAATCTGTATAATCAAAAGAAGTCGTGGCATACACCAGATGTAATGCCTACAGATAATCCAATGACAGCAGATAGTTTATTTGTTGAATCAAACGCTTCTAATACTGAACCTCAATCGAGTCAAGGTGAAGAAGTTGTAGAACAACAAACATCAGAAGAACAATCTTCTAACTATAAGAAAAGGTATGATGACCTTAAAAAACATTATGATAATAGGCTTTCTCAATTTAAACAGAGAGAACAAGAGTTACTAGCAGAGGCAACAGAAAATAGACCTGCTTATCAAGCACCTAAAACTGTTGAAGAACTAGAGCAATTTAAGTCTGAATATCCTGATGTTTATGAAGTGGTAGAAACTGTAGCCCATTTGCAAAGTGAAGACAAAGTTGCATCTTTGCAAGAAAGAGTTGACGCAATGCAAAGTCGTGAAACAGAAATACTAAAACGAGAAGCAGAGAAAGACTTGCTTACTAAGCATCCTGACTTTGACGAGCTTCGTAATAGTGATCAGTTTCATACATGGGCAGAAACCCAACCAGAAGAGATAAAAGAATGGATTTATAATAATCCTAATAATGTATCTCTTGCTAGTAAGGCTATAGACCTTTTTAAATTTGAAAATGGTATTCAAACAGGTACTCCTAAAAAAACCAAGCCAAAGTCTCAATCGAAGGCGAATGAAGCTGCAGATATGGTGTCTACTAAGACAACAACTGTAGAAACTAATGAGCCTAAGATATGGACACAAGAGGAGATCGCTGCCCTACCTATGGATGAGTTTGATCGGTTAGAAGCCGAGATAGACCAAGCTGTAAGGGAAGGCAGGGTTAAATAATAACAAAGTTAGTAATAATATTCAAGGAGAATAATTATGGCATATAACCAATCAGATGCTCTATTTGAGCAGTCAACTGATACTAATGGTAACTTTGCAAACTCCGTAAGTGGACAGACGAATGCTTTCTTCATGCCCAAAGTTTATTCTAAGAAGGTTCTTAACTTCTTCAGAAAAGCTTCGGTTGCAGAAGCAATCACAAACACCGATTATTCCGGTGAAATATCTGCTTTCGGAGATACTGTAAGGATCGTCAAAGAACCTACAATTACTGTTTATCAGTATGAAAGAGGTGCTGACGTTACTCAAACTAAACTAACTGATGCAGAAGAAACTCTAGTAGTAGATGTAGCTAACGCATTCAAATTTAAAGTTGATGATATTGAAAAATCAATGTCTCACGTAAACTGGAAAGAAGCAGCGTCTTCTTCAGCAGCTTACGCATTGAAAGATGCTTTTGATGAGGGTGTTATAGCTGAACTATTTAGTGGAGTATCGAGTTCTTCACCTGATCACGTATTAGGTGCAGACGCTTCTGCTGCGACTCAAACTATGGGTCAACACCAAGGCGGTACTAATTCTATAGACCTTACAGGGTCTGATGGAACTGGTACTGATCCTTTGGATGTCATGGCTTTCATGGCTAGACTTTTAGACGAACAAAATGTTCCTGAAGAAGGAAGATGGTTCGTTGCTCCCCCTTCATGGTACGAGCAACTGTCTCAGTCTGGTTCAAAGCTAATGTCTGTTGACTATAACGCAGGTCAAGGTTCGCTTAGAAATGGGTTAGTATCAAGTGGAAAGCTACGTGGCTTTAATATGTACAAATCTAATAACATTGCTGCTGCTTCAACTGCAAGCGGTAAAGTGTTAGCAGGTCATATTAGTGCTGCTGCTACAGCTCAAGCTATAACACAAACTGAGGTTCTTCGTGATCCTGATAGTTTTGGTGATATAGTTAGAGGTCTTCATGTCTATGGTGCAGATGTACTTAGAAGTGAAGCTCTAGTATCAGCTTTCTATGCGATTGACTAATAGAAACTAGTAAGCGGGGAAGAAATTTTATGTTCTCTTCCCCCTTACACTTAAAAGGAAAATAAGATGATAACAACTTGGAATCAAACAGAATTTAATAAATGGCAACAAGACTGGTTTAAAAGATATAATAAAAGAATGGATTATTATTTTGGAACAAAAGCAGTTCGTGCAAGAACTAAAAAAGGAACATACAAGAAAGATGATCCGACTACTTTACAAAACGAAGCATATACAAAAGTTAAAAAATAATGCCACAAGTAGGATCAGATTCACAGCCAGTAGTTTTAAAAAATAAAAAGAAAGGAAATAAAAAATTAGGACTATCTGGAAAGTTTTATACAAAAGAAAACCAACAAAAATATCAAGATGGTTGGGATAGAATTTTTAATAAAGGAACATAATGGCAACCACCTATTTACAATTAACTAATGAATTACTAAGAGAACTTAACGAAGTTGTATTAACTTCATCAAATTTTGGTAGTGCAATAGGAATACAAGGACATGCTAAAGACTGTATTAATAGAGCATATAGTGATATAGTTATGGATGAGCCTCAATGGGCTTTCCTAGCTACAGGAGAAAGTGGAGCAACCGATCCTTTTTATGGTAATGTCTATGTAGAAACTACAGCAGGTACTCGTTGGTATGAATTAAAAGAATCTAGTTCAAGCATTACGTCTGACTATGGTTCAGTAGATTGGGATAATTTTTATCTTACTACTATTGGTGTAAGCGGAGCAAGTACTCCTTATACTAGTAGAAATTTAAAATTTGTTACTACTGAAGAATGGAAAGATCATATGAGAGAATCTGAAAATATAGATGATGCAGATACTCAAACTTATGGTGAACCTAAGTACGTTATTCGTAGTCCTGATGCAAGGAAGTTTGGAGTAAGTCCAATACCTGATAAAGTTTATAGGGTTTGGTTTTTTGCTTGGGATTTACCAACAGCATTAAGTGCTCACGGAGATACAATAGTTTTTCCTGATGTATTTGTTCCTGTTCTTATGGCAAGAGCAAGGTATCATTTCCATCAGTTTAAAGATTCTCCACAACAAGCAGCTTTTGCTTTAGAAGATTATAAACAAGGATTAAAAAGAATGAAATCTACTTTAATGAATCCTGTACCTAAATACGTATCAGACGATAGAATTTAATGGCAACACAACCATACGCATTAGCATGTGAAGGAGGACTAGACAAAGCTTCTAGTTCTTTTGAATTACTTCGCAGACCCGGAGCAGCTACAAGGTTAAGAAACTTTGAAGTAGATGTTGCAGGCGGGTATAGAAGAATTAATGGATTTTCAGTCCTAGGTGGTGGTAGTGCTGCTAGACCTAATAGTACAAATGATATATTAGGATTACATGTTTATGCAGATGGGGTTATAGCTTGTTCAGGAACTAATATATATTTTAGTTTAGATGGAACAAGTTGGTTACAGATTAATAGAGATAGTGTAGCGGGTGGAGGCGATAACTATAGTACGTTTACAGGACGTAGTGCTTTAGCAAGAACTTCACAAGGTAAAGCACATTTTATAACTTACGAAGGTGATACAACTTATGGAGAAGTTATAATTACAGACGAAGGATCAGGTGTTAAACCTTTTTACTTCAAGATGACAGGAAGTGGAGCATTAAGTGATAGAACTTATTTTGCTAAAGAAATTACAGTAAGTGGATCACACTATCCTAAGTTCTGTACAATACATGATAAACATTTAGTAGTATCAGGAGCAGCCACATCACCTAATACAATTTATTATAGTGGTACAAGTGATATTGATGATTTTAGTTCTACAGGTTCAGGTAGTATTGTATTAGATGATCAAGTAGTAGGATTAAGAAGCTTTAGGGATGATTTAATAATCTTTTGTAAAAACAGTATTTATAAATTAGTAAATATAAATAATTCTTCTACAATAGCTGTACAACCAATTACACAAAACATAGGTTGTTTAGATGGTAAAAGTATTCAAGAGATTGGTGGTGACTTAGTATTCTTAGCACCAGATGGAATAAGAACATTAGCAGGTACAGTAAGAATTGGTGACGTAGAATTAGGAACAGTTAGTAGGTCTATACAACCAATAATGAAAGACATTGCTGATAATATTTCAAGCTATAATATAAGCAGTATTGTTATTAGAGATAAATCTCAATACCGCTTATACTATGGATCAAGTTCTACAGGAACAGCATCAGAAGGAGTAATTGGAACATTAAAAACTAATGAACAAGGCTTTACACAATTTCAATGGTCTGAAACTTTAGGAATAGATGCAAGTTCTGCAGCAGCTTCAGGATTTAATTCAAGTGGAATTGAAAAACATTATCATGGAGATTACAACGGATACGTGTATAACCACGATACAGGAACTAGTTTTAATCCTGCAACAGTTGCAACTAATATTAATGCAGAGTATCAGACACCTGATTTAGATTATGGAGATTTAGGAACACTTAAAACATTAAAGTATGTAAAATTATCTGTAACACCAGAAGGAGACATTGCTCCAAGTTTTAAAATTAGATATGATTATGATAATACAGATACACCACAACCTGCAGATTATACATTATCAGTATCTAAACCTTCGTTGTTTGGAAATGCAACATTTGGTACATCAGGTGGTTATACGTTTGGAGCACCTTCTGATCCGATTACTAGACAAACTGTAGAAGGAAGTGGACATAGTAATTACTTTAGAGTTTTTAGTAATGATCAAAATGATCCTTATACAATTAATGGCATATACATAGATTACGAACCTTCAGGGAGACAATAAAAATGGCACAGAGTTATACACGACAAAGTTCAATGAGTGATGGTGATACTATCACAGCAGCTTTATTTAATGATGAATATAACCAATTAGTAAACGCATTTACTTATAGTTCAAGTAGTGCTAGTTCTACAGGGCACAGGCACGATGGAACAGCAGGACATGGTGGTAATATCCATACTATAGGTGATTTAGATTTTTTAAACAAGATAGTTGCAGACAGCACAAACAATAGATGGGGATTCTTTGTAGAGGTATCTTCAGCAGCAGTAGAACAAATTAGAATACAAGATGGAGCTATTGTACCAGTAACAGATAACGACATAGATTTAGGTACAAGCTCATTAGAATTTAAAGATGCATACTTTGATGGAACAGTAACTACAGACTTATTAACAGTTTCAGGAACAACAAACCTTGATGGTGCTATTCAAGTAGATAATACAATAACTGTTGGAGTAGATGATACAGGATATGATGTTAAATTCTTTGGTGATACAGCTAGTGCTTACATGCTTTGGGATACATCAGCAGATGATTTAGTCTTAGCAGGTGCAGCAGGTTTAGATGTTGCAGGAGATATAGATGTTGATGGAACTTCTAATTTAGACAATACAGATATAGATGGAACACTAGCAGTAGATGGAACAACAATTTCATTAGACGCAACAACCTCATTAAATATAGACAACTCTAATACTTCAAATGGTATTACTATAGGTACTGCAACATCAGGTGTTCCAGTTTCAATAGGTCACACAACTTCAGAAGTAACAGTAAATGATAATCTTACAGTAACAGGAACACTTACATTAGGTTCAGGTGCAGAATTAACAGAAGCTGAACTTGAAATGCTTGACGGAATTACAGCAGGAACTGTAGCAGCTTCTAAAGCTGTTGTAGTAGATTCTAATAAAGATGCTGCTTCATTCCGTAATATTACACTTACAGGAGAACTAGATGCAGCTACTCTAGATATTAGTGGAGATGCAGATATAGATGGTACTCTTGAAGCCGATGCAATAACTGTAGATGGAACAGCTTTAAATGAATATATAGCTGACACAGTTGGAGCTATGGTTAGTTCTAACACAGAGTCAGGAATAACTGTAGCTTATGAAGATGGAGATAATACTCTTGATTTTACAGTTGGTACTCTTAACCAAGACACAACAGGTACTGCTGATAACATTACAATTTCAGCTAATAACTCTACAGACGAGACAGTATATCCTATCTTTGTTGATGGAGCTACAGGTTCTCAAGGAGCAGAGAGTGATACAGGTTTAACATATAATCCTTCAAGTGGTCTTTTAACAATCTCAGGAGAGTTAGACGCAGGTTCACTTGATATTTCAGGTAATGCAGACATAGACGGAACATTAGAAGCTGACGCAATAACAGTTGATGGAACTGCTCTTAACGAATACATTGCCGATACAGTCGGTGCAATGGTCAGTTCAAATACTGAAACTAATATTACAGTTACATACGAAGATGGAGATAACACACTTGACTTTGTAATTGGAACATTAAACCAAGACACTACAGGAAACGCAGCAACCTTTACAGCTACTGCAAATAATAGTACAGACGAAACTGTTTATCCAGTATTCGTAGATGGTGCTACAGGTTCGCAAGGTGCTGAAACAGATACAGGATTTACATATAACCCTTCTAGTGGTTTATTAACTATTAGTGGAGAATTAGACGCAGGAAGTTTAGATATATCAGGAAACGCAGATATTGATGGAACTTTAGAAGCTGATGCAATTACAGTAAATGGAACTGCTTTATCAAGTGTTATAGCAGGTACTACAGTAACACTAGCTTCAACAGTTACAGTATCAGATAGTACAGCTAATACTAATTTCCCTGTAGTATTCCACGATGAATCAAATGCATTATTAGATGACACAGGTGCTTTAAGATATAATCCAAGTACAGGAGAGCTATTAGTTCCTAAACTTACTGTAGCAGGAACAACTACTACAGCAGATACAGTTACTATGCAGGCTTCAAATGCTATTATATTTGAAGGAGCTACAGCAGATTCAAACGAAACTACACTTAGTATTGTAGACCCAACTTCAGACCATACACAGTATTTAATTAACCAAGGTGGGTATATTCCAGTCTTGGCAGCAGCTACAACAACTGCTATTACTTCAACACCTGCTGAACTTAATATCCTTGATGGAGTTACAAGTACGGCTGCTGAATTAAACATCTTAGATGGTGTTACAAGCACAGCAGCAGAGTTAAACATACTTGATGGAGCAACAGTTGTTGTTGGTGAACTTAATTATTTAGATTTAGGTTCGACTGCTGTTGGTACAGCTATAGCTTCTAAAGCAGTTATATTAGACTCTAACAAAGATTACACAGGTTTAAGAAACTTAACAATTACAGGTGAACTAGATGCAGCTACTTTAGATATAAGTGGTGACGTAGATATTGATGGAACATTAGAAACCGATAACCTAACAATAGGTGGAGCACAAGGTAGTGACGGACAAGTATTAACATCAACAGGTTCAGGTGTAGCTTGGGAAAATGCAAGTGGTGGTGGTGGTGGAGCTTCTGCTGTAAATGATTTATCAGATGCTAAGACTTTTGGTACTTCATCTATAATGATTGGAGATGCTACTACAGGAACTATAAGTGGAGCAAACTATAATGTCGGATTAGGTATTGATGTTTTTGAATCTTTAACTACTGGTGACAATAATGTTGGTGTTGGATTTAGAGCGTTACAAGATTTAACAACTGGTGAGCAAAATGTTGCTTTAGGTAATAGTACGTTAATGCAATTAACTACGGCTTCTAATAATACAGCCGTTGGTCAGTCTGCATTAAACGCAAACACAAGTGGAGCAGGTAATGTTGCAGTAGGGCATGAAGCAATGGATGCCAATACAACAGGAGGTTCAAACACAGCAGTAGGACAAGGTGCTTTAGGAGCAAACACTACAGGAGAATATAACACAGCAATTGGTAGGGATGCTTTATTATCAAATACCACAGCTTCTAACAATACAGCAATTGGTACAAGTTCTCTTGATGCAAACACAACAGGAGACCATAACGTAGGAATTGGTGCAGGAACTCTTGGTGCTTTAACCACAGCCACAAATAACGTAGCTATTGGTAGAGATGCTCTAACTTTATCAAATGCGTCAGAAAATGTTTCAATCGGTGCGTATTCAATGGATGCTAACAGCACAGGAGGAAACAATGT